TTATATCCATGCTAGACATGACTTCTTTAAAGGCTTTCTTCAAAGCATCTTGAGCGTGCATACTGCCACCGCTTGTCACAATGTCAAGAGCAGCCATACGAGTTGCAATTGTTTTCAAACCCGTATAGGCGGACAAGCGTTCAGACATGCCTCCGGTCAAAGCTCTACTATACTGCTGGCCAATAACGGCTGATTGCGATTCGAGGTCTGCAAAGGATTGGCCAGTACTTGTTAGCGTGCCAAGAGAATCTTTAAGCTGCTTTGGATCTGCCTTTAGAGCAGCAACTACGCGCGACTCGGCAGGAGTGCCCATGACTCGAGCTGCAAACATGTACTCAGAAGGCAAGGCGTTTGGCCCGGTTGTCAACTGCTTCCAAATGATGTTGAACTGGCCTTGGTATCGACCGTCTTTGCCAGCGTAACGTTCTTTCAAAGATTGCAGCGTGGCTACAACGGTAGCATTACTGGCCCCTTGAATATGACTAATCTCTTTTGCTCGTTGGCCATCTGACAGTAAAGCAATCTCGTAGTCAGGCACGCCTGCACGCAATTGCAAAGCAACCATAGTTTCTCTGGCTCCAGCAATATCTCCACTGTTCATCTTAGAAGCAACAGTAGGATGAGTTTGCCAGTAACCACCGGGGTCTGACTTACGTTGTTGCAGCCAGGTATTCAGGGTCTGCTGAACACCAAGTTGAATCTTGGCTTCATCAGCCGCCCCAGCGCCAGACGGCTTAAGTTGCGCAAATCGATTTGCAATTTCGTTTTCAGGCAGCCATTTCAGTTGAGCAGCCGTGTTGTAAGTCGTCTGAGCAATGTTGATTTCACGCCAAGCTTTGTCGGCCATCACAACAGCTCGTTCATTTTTCTTGCCTTCTCCTAAAGGATCGGCAACAGCCATGACTGCGTTGTATACGGCTTGCTTGCTAGAAAATTGAGCTAGACCTTTTCCAGAAGCTTGGATAGACGCTACGTGGTCATCAAGTTGAGTTTCAAGTTTGTAGATTTCAACGGCGCTTGTAGCTTCAGCTGCATTCTTTGCGTTGCGCAGCAAACGGTTGTATTGATCACCAGTCAAACCATGGAACTTCATGGCTTTCTCGTCTTTGCCCATGGCCTTCAGGGATTGATAGGAGGCCTTAGGGTTGTCGGTAATCATCGCCTCATAGGCTGATTCAGTCAACTCGCCAATGCGGTCCTTCATTGCCGCAATAAATTTAGGACGCACAACTCCGTTGTACCCCTCAATCTCCTTAGTTTTTGGATCATCGAGAGTATCAAACATGGCTCGATTGCGTTCAATGATTTCAGTCAAGCGCCCTGGATTAGCAGCAACCGTACGCGCATCGTCAGAGAAAGTATCGCTAATGCTGATTTCACGAGCTTCAACTCGTTGGCGACTTTCAAAAGCAAGAGCAGAGGTAGTAACATCGCCTCGCTTATCAGCGACATAGCGATCCCACATTTGCTGGGTGTATTTGTTTGTTGACTTCCACTTCTCGTCTTTTGACAGGGTGTCAAACGCTGCGGTGCTTTTGTTGAAATACGTATCTGGATGCGAAGTTGCCCCATACGTGGGATCCTGATACTTCCTAATATTAGCTCCGTCAGTCTCTTGAAGTTGAGTTCTTGTAGTTTCAAACTCAGTTTCAAAAGCAGAACGTTTCCTAGAAAAGTCGATAATGGCTTCGTCTTTCTGGCGCTGTACTTCTCGCTCAGTCAAAGTTTCGCCAACATTCATCAACTGCTTGCCCACATCGACAAGTGATCCACCTTGCGTGTATGCAAAGGCAGCAACTTCCCTGGAATCCATACCAGTGGCCGGTCTGCCGCCTAGTTTTTGCGTTCTCTCATAAACCGGTACGCGTGGCATAGTATCCCCTTAAACAAACCATTTATGACCCATGCGATTACCCGCATAGTATGTTTGACCCGCACCGCTCAGTAAAGTACCAAATGCTGCAGTGGTACCAGCTTGAGCGGCTGCTTTTCCTTGCATGCGAGCTAATTGAGCTTCAGACTTAAAATTAGAAGATTCAACTTCTCCGCCGTACAGGATGGCTAAGCGGTCCATCTCGCCCTGAATGGTTGTGTCTTCTTGCAGATCAAGAGCAGTTCCTGACAGCAAATAACCAGAACCAGACTGGGCAGCTCGTTGAGCCCCAATAGCTCTGCGAAGTTTAGAAGCTTGTAAATCTGCTTCATAAGCTGCTTTGTCTTTAGCAACTTTTGCATTTTGTTCGGCTACTTGGGCGTTGTAGTTCATCGCCTTTTCGGTAGCTTTGCCTTGTTGGTAAGAACCATAAGCGCTAACAGCCGTGCCAACGGCCATTGCTGTCAAGGCCATCGTTGTTGTAACAGCCATCAAGCTCTCCTTACGTGTGCGCGCTCGGCAACTTCATAGCCAAGACGTTCAAATAACGGGCCCGCTGGGTAAGTCCCATCAACCTTTAGATCAGACATTGAAATGGCTTGTGCACCATTTTCGTGTGCCCAGCTTTCAAAGGCCCTTAGTAATCCAATGGCGAGTGTTGTACCGCGGTACTCATCATCCATCCACCAAGCCAACTCAGTGGCCATTTTTACGTTGTGTGCAAACCAAGGTTGAGCCACTACTCCGCAAATTGCCCCAACAAGTTTATCTTCTTTTACTGCAACAAAGATAATTCCGGAATCAAAAACACGGCAAATGCCCTTAATCAATTCCTCTTCGTCTAGGGGAATAATGTCCGCAAAAGCAGAGTATGCAAAAAAACGCTTGCCCATTTCGGCCAAGTCGTCTATGTCTTTAATCTCTGCTCTACGAATCATCTTACCTCTCCGAAGTATTCATAGAGTACATGATTGCCAGAACGGTACAAGGGTGCGGTGTATCTGATTGCACAACCAAATTAAATTGTCTTTCGGGTGAATGCTGCACTAACACTCGCTTGTCTCCTGTAAACAACTCGATCTTACCCATCGGCATTCCGCTGTCGCGGAACGGGATAATTTCGAGAGTTGCATCTTCTCCGGGAGCAAACTTCATGTTAAACGTGTCGACGACCCGGAACGTAACGCGTTCGATACGTCTGATTTTACCTTGGCTCGGACCAGTTTGGGTCTGAACTTCAGGGTCAAGCGTTCTTATTCTCGCAACGTACCGCAAACCTACGCTAATTTGAGAAGCCGAACGAGCGAGCGTAATAGATCCGCCAGACACAACTCGATCTGGGTGAACCGCGCCATCAGCCAAGACTTGAACGGTTTCGCCCTCAAGATGGTCAAGACCAGCCAAAACGCTAACTGGAGTGCCGTCGTAACTGATGCCACTATCGACAAAGAAAGCCTCTTCTACGGTCATTCCTTTGGCCGTATCAAAAGATCTTTCAAGAAACTCGATATAACGGACAGTTTGTCCATTGATTGTGCGCTCAACTAGTAAGTGCAAAATGTCTTCTGTTTCATCGCTTTTAGGAATCACAGCCATGCATTTGACTTTAACGTCAGTGCCGCCAAGAATGTGTCTATGCCAAGCAACAACTTCTTGGTCTCGCTCGTAAGTTAAGCAACGAAGTTCCCCCGTACCCAAAATGCACCAAATCAAATTGTCGGGTGAGCGCTGGTAAACAATCTTTTGTACGTATCCAGTAGTAATGTGCTCAGCAAGCAAGGTCAAGTCAATAGACGTATAGCCGTCAATGTTGATGTCATAACCAAGTTCTCGAATTTTTAAACGAGACCTATCAACGTAAACAGTTGTTCGGCTAGCACCAACGGGGCGATCATTAGCCGTACCGTCAGTTGTTTCACGAGAAATTGTTGCGTTAGTTGGCGTCAAGGCTTCGTAGTTTCGTCCAGAAGACAGCATAAATGGTCCGTCTGACGTGCCAATTTGAAGGCGTTTTTCGCCGTAAATCCAGCGAATTGCGTTCACCTGATCGGTTGCCAAGGTAAAGTTTAGGCCAGAGTCGTCAAGAACTTCTGCTTGCTTGTTTGTCGGGCTAAAAGTCTTGAAATCTGAACTTCGACTTGACCAAATAGAAGAAGGTTGAGTAAGAGTATCTGCAAAGAACAAGCGTTCTTGGAAAAACCCTACGCAAGATGGCCAACCGGTTGTTTCAGACCAAGCGCCAAGGCGCCACTCACTTGTTGCGGTTGTGGCCCCCATTGGGAAATTTGTATCAACAGAGGCAGTAACAACAGTTGTGCTTGTAAAACCGGTAATTTTGGCTGCGCCCCAAACAGCGGTTGTGCCGTTTTTGATTCGAATCCAGCGACCAACATCAGTTGAAGCAAATGTCGCGTAGTTTGCAGTAATAGTAATGGTTCCTGTCGTTCCAGACGGAGTCATTGTGTAAGTTGTGTCTGTATTGACATCTTGATACGGGCCATCTGTAAAATTAAACAGAGTGATTGACCAGTTTGTCGGGCCCAAACGGTTTAGCGTGCGAGGCGCGTAGTTTGGATGAACCAAATACAGGACGTCGGCTGACTGGCTGTAGTCCAAATAAGGAATATCATCTGCTCCGTATGGGGTTGCAATCTCATAAGGAGCTGTTCCAGCCGCATTTAGAAGAACTGACTGATCGCGATAAAACCTGACGTAATGATCTCCAAATTCAAGAACATAAGCTTGAACTGTTGAAAAAATGAAAGGCACTAAACAAGTATTGCGGTCGCTGTATTTTGCTTGCGCAATGTATCGAGTGCCGGAACGTTTTGTTGCTCCGCCGTGAGGGAAAATTGTAAAGTTTTCACAGCGTTCAAGTGACGTGCCGTATTTTTGCAAGTCAACACGACCGTACAGACGGGGAGAAATCTCTCCCCCTGTAAAGTTCGTTTGAATTGGGGTCGTCTTAGACATTGATTACCACCGTGGAGGAGCAGACAGACGAGAATCAGCAATGCCAAACCGACTATTAAGCCAGTAATCGGCGTCAAGTACTTGCTGAGAGTTTTCCTGAGCATCAACAAACTTAGCTTCGCGAAGCTTAAGCTCGTAAAGTTGCCACATTTGCTCCATTGATTGCGTGCTTTGTAGCAGCGGCAAAGACATATCAGCAGCAAGACGAGCAGCTAATGCATCAACAAGCAAAGTGTCGTAACTTGGGACGTCTGTGAGCAAAGCCACATACGTAATGCGCATGATTTCGCCGTCGTAAAGAATCTTACGGTTTTCAACCGTAAACAAACCATTTTGATCTTCAATTGAGATCAGGCGCAAGAAGTCATTTGGCAATACGAATTGATTTTCATAGCCATAAGTTGGCTTGACTGCGTCAAGAGGCAATGATGCCCTGCGAATCAAGCAGTTCCAAGGGTGTGCGCGAAATGTCGCAGCACGCGTGTCGTTGTACAGCCTGTTGGCCGTAGAGGCTGCTTTAGTAGGATCAGACAGCGAGTTGATTGGATCAACTCCAAGCAATGTCAGGGCCCTGTTTACAACCTCAATATCTGATGCAGCCATCTCGTCCTCCTAAGAAAAACGGGGAACCAAGCCAAGTGGCTCGATCCCCCGCTTAGCCACTCTACTAATCTTAGTCGATTGAGTAGAGCACGTAGCCGTTCAACGTAGCGCCGTCAGGGATCGTGCCACCGGTAACGGTTGCTTGAACAGTCAGACCAGTCTTGCTGGACAGCTTGCTCGTAGCAAACGAAGTGACAGTGCCTGCGGTAGCCACAGACGTAGACGCCATGAAAGCGTCGTCATCAGCAGCAACAGCCGTGTTGGACAGGTCGGTATACCCAGTATGACCAACTTTGATCACGCGAGATGCGCCAAATGCTGAGCTAGTAATCGCCACACCAAGGATGCGGGTCGTACCACCAGGCAGTTTGCACAAGGTCACGGTATCGCCGTCGGCGCCTGCGCCAGATTGAGTGAAGTCAAAAGCACGAACGCGAGCGCGGCCGTGCTCATCGCACACATCATTCATGGTTGCAGGGACTGTCTGGGTGTTAGCGTACTGAGTGCTATTTTGATTTGCCATGACAGTTCTCCTTATTCAGCGCAAATGATTTCGACTACTTTCTCTTCTTCCATACGGGTTGCGCCGAAGGAAGCAGAGACGTAGACTTGAGTGGAGTTGCGCTTGTCGCGACGAGGACCGATGTCGGTAACGATGTCTTGACCAACGGCGAGCAGCAGGCCGGACTGAGCCCAGCATACGCAACGACGATAGCTAGAAGCGTTAGTGTTCACCAGTTCAGTGCGAACAAACTCAAAGCCCATGAACGAGTTGAGTTCACCAGCAACCAGGGCACGAACCGTGTTGTAGTCGGCGCTAGTTACTTCGGTTGTACGCAACAGGTCATTCATCTGCTGAGCAGTCATAGCAATATAACGGCGCTCAGTAGGATCAACCTCGTTCTCGTCCAAAATTTGCTTAGCACGACGCAACTTACCGATAGTCATACCGGAGTTAGTAGCCGAACCAGACTCAACGTAGTTCACAGCAACTTGCTGCGAAGCAGGGAAAGTCACGGTAGACGTACCAGTCTTGCCAGTGTAAGCGGTGCCAAAGGCGGCATCAAGAATGACTTGGTCCATCTTACGACCTAGCGCATAAGCAGCGTTTTGAGCGTAAGGTGAAGTTGGGTCAATCAGCATGCGCAGACGATCAGGACGATCGATCAGATCGGCCCAGTCGAAATCGCGCATAGAAACACGGCGACGATCATGCGGAACATTGATCAGCGGGGTGTCTTGGTGGCGGCCAGTTACCTCTTGAGCTTCAGTAGATCCAATGCGGTCGTAGAAGTCAAACTCAGCATTTTGAGTTTCACTGCGTACGAGGGCGCGCAAACGAGATCCCTTCTGCTGTACGAGGTGCTCAACGTTGGCACGGTACTGTTGTACAAATGCCGTCGTAATTTGAATGGACATGATGTCCTCCTCATTCAGTTAAAGTGAAAAAAACGTTGCTTGCTCGCAGAGGCTGCCCACAATCGGACCCCCACAGTTCCCTTAAGGCTAGGCGTTGCCCACGGACCCTTGCGGGTTCCCCGTTAGTAGGATAATACAGCAAAAACCGGAAAAATAAACTAGCCTAAACGGCGTCCTTTTGCCAATTGCTCGTTATCCTTCACCATGGTTGTACCCATGTTGATGATGTCGGCGGATTGCCGATTAGTCTTTTGGAGACGATCGGTCAATCCTTCGACGTCTTTCGTTTTCTGCTTACTCATCTTGAGTCGCTCAGCCAGGATTTCGGACATAGTCTTCTGAACTTCCGAAGGCAGCGAAGCAGACTTCGTTGCTTTTTCAATCAGTCGTTCAGCTTCAACGTTCTTTGAAGGAGTATTTTCTACGTTCGTCATGTCTTTTAACATTTCATCCGAACCGTAACCTGTCTTCATTTTCCTGGCTAGTAAGCTCATCACATGGCCTCGTCTGGGTAAGCAAAGCTAAAGAGTTTCTGCATTTTTTCGACGGCTTCAGCATGGCCAGTTGAACCAGGAGTCATGTATGACTTCATGAAGTCCTGATCTCGCTGCATGCGAGCAATCTCTTGACGTGCAGTATCGGGAGTCAAGGTAAAGCTATTGGCCTGGCCTTGAGTTGCTAGGGATTCTTGCATCTGCATACCAATCTTGGCAAACATCTTGACAAACATCGGATGGTCTCCGAGACCGGTCTGATCCAGCCACTGAACCAGCTCGTTACCGCCAAAGGTTTCAACGGCCCGAACGGCTAGGTCAACGCGCTCGTCAAAAGCCTTGCCAAATTCACGGCGGATGTCGTTAACCCATTGCTCTTTTTGAGCTGCGGTCTGCTGCTGTTGCGACTGGACAGTCTGGCCAACAAAGCCCATGTAGTCCTTAAATAGGCTATCAGCTTGCTTCTGAGTCAGACCTGCTTTGTGGAAGAACTTTTTGAAGTCATCCAGGGCTGCGGGATTAAAATCCAGGCCTTCAGGAACGAGACTTTGATAGTCTAGTTTGTACTGACCGTCTCCCGGGCGTCCTAGACGCTCGTAGAACATGTCCCATTCAGTTTGGTCTGCCGTTTCGCCAGGGATAGCAATCTTGTCTTTACCGATCATTCGCTGGGCGTGCACGTAAGACTTGGCCAAACCGTTCAAGTCTTTAATGTCGGCCAGAGTGGGATCAGCTCGCAGTGTATCATCTAAACTAGCTCGCCAATCCATAGAACCGGCAGAGCTGCCCCCAACGTCACCAGCACCTGCGCCGGCGTCGCCCATGGACCCTCCGTTCATATCACTCATTTGTATTTCCTTCTAAACGTTGAAGAAGCTCTCGCGGATCACGTTCAATGAACCGCAAGATACTAAGCACTAGACGGCGTTGACCTTCACGGTGCGCCGTTTCGTGCGGATCACCAGACACATACGACGTGTCGAACACAAAGCCTACGCGGCAAAGATGCTCGAGCACTCTTTCTCCGTCTGGGGAGGAGAAAACTTTTTTGTAAGAGTCGTGTAGCTCTACGATATGCGGGGGCTTTGCCGTCATGCTGGCTCAACTCCTTGTTCAGTTGGCGGTGCATTACCTGTACCAGGCATAGTTGCTGCAGCATTTGCAGCATCCTTAGCAGTGGCGGCCAGTTCGCGACCTTTGGCAACTTCTTGCATATCTTGCTGCTGTTGAGCACGACCCTCACGAATCTGCTTGACCTCGTCTTCATTGAGCAATGTATCAGCTGGAGCATCAAGCAAGCCGTGAACCCAACGAGTAGCTCCGTCAGCATTCAGGTTGTCAAAGATCTCTGGCTTGACATTGGCCAATGGAACCAGGGTTTCAAGCATGCGAGTGAAGTTAAACAACTGTTGAGTTTTCTGTGCACGAGCAACTGGAGACACGTAGTCAATGCGCAACCGGCGTCCTTGCTGCAAGCTCTGAGGAGCAGGAGGCAGCATCTTGCGACGGTTCATGATGTTGAACACGCGATCGATCAGTGGTCCAAGGAACTCAAACTGCAGGCGACCAACCATAGGACCCATGAGACGCATCCGCTCTTCTTGACGCTGGATAACCTCAGTAGCCGTCATGGTAGGACCTTCACGCATCTGCATCCAATCAACGTGGAACGTTTTAAGGATATGCTCGCGTCGGGAATCAATGAACTCAAGGCCAATGTCTGGACGAACACCTTCGACAAGAGGCTTAACCATGTCTTGGGTACCAGAACGGTAGTAGTTCAAGCCACCTGGGATCGTGCGCAATGGCAGCATAAAGCCATCGTCAGGAACAAGCAATGGGGGATCAGTAGCTTTTTGAGCCGCTTTGATCACAGTCTTGCTCATCTCGTTAACCATCTTGATGTCAGGCAAACAAGTCATGGCCGGTGAACGACCATATACTTCACCCGCAGTCTTGGTCCAACGAGGCACCATGTATGGAAACTCGTTAAAGCCGCCAACGTTGAGGACTAGTTTCTCTTCTTCGAGAATGTAAGCGCTCATGTATGGCATGTTGACAGCAAGCTTGCTGTCAGGATTGAACGTGTCCCGGGGTTCTACTGCGTGAACGCAAGTGAATTCCTTGTGAGGATCCTTGTACACGTTCTCGATAAACTTTTCAGGCAGCACGTCTTTGTACATCTGCAATAGCTGACGACCTGTGTGCTTGTACTGTCGATAGAGAGTATCGACTACGCCTTCAGAGTTTTCAGCCACGTAGCACTCGGCCAGGTGGTAGGTTTTGAAGATGACTTGCTTACCAGGTCTGTCTTCAACGTACATGACACCGGTACCGTAGGCCCCAAGGTCTAGATACAGCTCATGAACCATTGAGCCAAAGTTTGAATCAGGCGCGTGGAAGACTTCATTAAACATGATCTGCACGACTTCTTGCAGCCATGCTTTGGTCATGTCATCTGGTTTGCCATTCTCTAGAGTCAAGCTAAACCAGGTCTCTGATGGAGCAGTCAGATAGCCATGAAGACCCGCAGCCAATTGTTCATTAGCTAAGGGAGCCGTCGAGTCGTACACCTTGTCATAACGAGTACGATCGCCTTGGCTACGTGTCGTGTTGAAGTCGCCACGACGCGGGTTCACAAAATCAGTACAGTCTTGCCAGAGGTTTTCCCATGGAGACCGTATCTGCTTCAGCTTGCCAAGACGATCAAGCGTCGTTTGAATCAGGCGCTTGCTGTCTTGATTGTCTGCCATGTTAGCCGCCTAGTTTGCCAACTGCGCCGAGGAGCTTCTTCTTCTGAAGTTTTTCCATACCAACAGAAACGCCTTGGGCGCCAGTCAGCATAGTGCCTTCACGTCCTTTAGCTTCGCCTTCAACCTTACGTTGCTGATCAACTGCTTCTTTAACGTCAGTGGCTTTAGGAGCTTCGGGAGTCGGTGCTGGGGCAGGGCCACCGCCACCAGATAGACCAAGAGTTTTTCCAATAAATCCGCCGCACATAACTATCTCCTTTTCTTAAAAAGGTTACCAACCACTTCGTAACCCAGGAGATGGTACAGCTGAGCTGTTCTCTCTGGGGCCACTTGCGTTGACGTTGCCGGGCAAATTTCCTTTGCTCCGTGTTCAAACGCCCAGTCCTCAAAGGCTTGGACAAGTTTGATTGCTGCAATGCCACCGCGTCGTTTTGGGTCCACAAACAAAGCAAGATCGACAGCCATCCGATCTTGACTGAAATAATACTCCGTAAGTAATCCGGCGTACATCCCGATTATAGTGCCGTCTTTTTCGGCAACGTAAAGAAAATATTCGTCTGGTTGGGCAATCATCTGGTTCACCAGATGAGCCACCTTCTCGGGATCATACTTACAGACCTGCGGGTAATGCGACTCGTTGAAGATACCGGCAGACAGCTCGAGGACTCGAGGCACGTCAAGACTTGTTGCTGGCCGGATGATCATAGGATCCGATACTCCATATCTGCCATGCGCGGCAGCTTCTTAGCATTCATGTCGAGCTGGTCTCGAATGCCTACACACATATATCGGAAAGCATCGGCTGGGTGACTGGTCCAGTCGTGCAGTGGCCGATCTCGGAAGACCTTGTTCTTTTCGTCAAAGTCTTTTCTGTACTGGCGCAAAGACTCAATGAGGTGGCTGCACTTCTTTTCGTCAAACCAGCACTTGGGCAAGGTCGTACGGACGGCTTCAATACCGTCATCGATCCTAAGGTTCGGTACCACTCGGAATCGGATGCCAAGTTCTCGGGCAACTTCAAGTCGAGACTTACCGCTGCCAAGCTCACGAACTTGAATATCGTGCGGGGCCAAATGTTCTCCATAGACATACTCTTTTTCTCTGATCACTTTGGCGTAATGCGCGATACCTTCGCCACTGTTCTCGTAGTAGTCGATGATTCGAATCTCTTGGCCATGCTTCTGATAAAAAACTATTGCAGTAGAGTCTGAGACTCCAAGGTCCCAAGCGGTGTGGACCTCTAGACGCGGTTCATACGGGAGACTCGTAAGTCGACCGTCGGCGAGGAGTTTAGCCATTGCGTTACCGTAATAGCTACCGACGAGCGGCGCGTCAAAACTGCAATAGAACTCTTGCTGGATCATTTCTTCTGGCATGCCGGCGTTGCGTTCTTCTTCAACGGCGTCGGCTGAAATGGCCCTAGTATCTTCGACACTTAAAGTTTGTTGGAACCACTTTTCGTTTCGTCTGGCCATGTTGAGAAGGTCATATCCATGGTTTCGACCTCGAGCGGTATAAATAAATAATGCCCATCCGCCATTCTCTGCCAAGATGGGACGAATGTAATCCCATGCACGGGGATCTTGGAGGGAGTATTCAGAGAAGACGACTCCAACGGGATTGGCACCGACCAATCGGTCCACGTTGTCGGTACCCACCACCTGATAGAT